CTTGAAGAATCATTTAATGCTCTGCCCTCTCATGTTGGCCAAGAAAACGCAAGAGCATTATCTCAACCAGAAGTAGTTGAACATGTTAAAGAAGAATTTGATGAAAAAGCTTCTCAATCACATTCTGAACCACCATATAAAGAACCAGAACAAATATATCATGCGGTAATTCTAGTAGAATTTGATATTAAATTTGGAGATATCGAAGCTAAAGACGAATGGAAAAAAGACATCGAAAAAAGTGGTGGCCGAATCAAAGAAGTGCCAGTATGGGAAAAAATTAAAAACATTTAACCTATGAGCAAACTGCAGTCCTCACTAATCCTGAGCAGTAGAATTAGAAATGATTCAACTTTAAGCAAAGCCACCTTGGGCGGTGGTTTCGTATTTAGTCAGCCTGAGCAAGCTTTCAACTGCTCCCGCTTTTGCGGTAGGAGGTCAAGATGATCTATGACGAATACATGATAAAACGAATCATGGAAAAATATGATTGCGATTACGACACAGCAGTAGAGCTGCTTAATGATATTGAATAAATTTATAGGAAGGAGAGGATGTGGCAGATAACAAGAAGTATTACTACATGAGATTAAAAGAAAACTTCTTTGATTCTGATGAAATGATTATCTTAGAAAACATGGATAACGGAGATGGGATTATTTACAGTAACATCTTACTGAAACTTTATTTAAGAAGTTTAAAGTATGAAGGGCGCTTGATGTTCAATGAGCGAATACCTTTCAATGCACAAATGCTTTCTACGATTGTACGTCATCCAGTCGGTGTAGTTGAAAAAGCTCTTAAAGCGTTTGTTGATTTAGGTCTAGTTGAAGTTATGGATAACGGAGCAATTTATATGCTAGATATTCAAAACTTCATTGGTAGAACCTCAACGGAGGCTGATAGAAAGAAAATTTATCGCGCTCAAATTGCAAAAGAAAAAGGATTGTTAATAGAAGATGGACGAATGTCTGGACAAATGTCCGACAAACGTACACCAGAGTTAGAGTTAGAGATAGATATAGAGAAAGAGATAGATAAAGAAGTAGAAGCAAGCACAGCTACTTCAACAAATTCTGATTTTAAAAATCTAATTGAACTTTATCAAACAAACTTTGGAATAGTAAAACCAATTCTTTATGATGACTTGAAAGCTGATTTAGAAGATTATGGTCTTGAGTTAATCATTGAAGCAGTCAAACGAGCAGTAAAAAGACAACGTGAGTACGCCTATGCACAAGGTATTCTAAAATCTTGGAATCGTTCAGGAATAAAAACACTTGAGCAGGCAAAAGCTGAGGAAGTGAGCTTTCAAAATAAATCTCAAACCAACCAGAATAAATTTCAGCAGCAAAAGCCAGTCAAAAAAGCTCCTGAATGGACTGATGAGGGTAGATTAATTAAAGCTGGTGTTGATACAACTGGAATGACTCAAAACGAAATGTACAAACTAGTTGGGGAAATGGGGTTACGTAATGGATGACCTCAGAAAGTATTATCTTGAACTTGCTAGTAGAGTCTGTGAGGGAATCACTCCAGACCATTACGACAGATGGATTAAATGGGCTAAGGAAAATGGATTACTGATAAGCCCATGGATGTTCATTTCATCAATAACTAGTTTGAGTGTCGCAGAAGTATCAAAGCGTATCTTACCTTGGCACATGGAATACGGAAAACGTGTCGAGGATGAGTACGAAAAAATAAAAATCGTTTAAAAAGGTCAATATATGAAATTTGAATTTAACTTTCTCAGAAAAGAAATGATAAATGAGAATGATAATAAAGGCACAACTTATGGTTCAAGAATTGCTGCCAATAACACTAAACAGCGTTTAAGACGGATTGCATGTCGAACAGCTCATGAATGGCTAGACCAGTCAGACGAAGTATTTGAGCAATTCCATGAGAAACACCGTTGCGATGTATTTGTCGTAATTTATCCACCCAAACGCTTTAAATATGATCCACCAAATTATGAACCAACTTCTAAAGCATTAATAGACGGACTGACAGATGCTGGAATTTGGAATGATGATAATTACAACGTTATTCGCAGAACAAGTTTTGAACATGGCGGTCTTTCTGGAGATACAAAGACCTGGAAAGTAGAGTTAGTAGTGAAAGAACTGACAGAATAGCTCTAATTCATGAAAATTACGGTTACATTGAGTGCTTAAACTGTTTCATGGATAATTTATCACGAACAAGCTAAAAGCGCTTAGAAACTAAAATATGAGGTGTTAGTATGACAACGCAAAAAGAAAAAAATGTCCTAGATTTTAAAGATAAGGATATCTTGAAGAATCATAAAGTCGCTGACAAAGACGACGAATGGTTTCATGAGCAATGGAAAAATAAACTAAGTGGATTGAATGAGGCAGGAGATGGCAAGATTAGAAAAAATTTATGATGTATATTTCAATGGGATAAAAAAGGGAACTGGTACAAAAAAAGAGCTTTCAAAAATGCTTCTTGTTTCACCTCATTCAGTCGATGGTTGGGTTAAAAATGGTATGGCTAATTCTTCGAAAAAGAACGCAGTCAAAGTTGCCATTGTAAATGAAAAAGCGATGATGGAAAAATATCCTGGTTGGAAGCCCTATGGTGGTTCAAAATCTAAGATTTCTGATGAAATAACCGATCGTGAGCGAAGAAAGCACGAAACAAAAGAAGAACGTAGGTTGCGAAGAAATATCAGAGCGCAAATGGCAATCGAAAACTCAAGAAAAGACGACAGCGTCTTTAAATAAAGGAAAGAACAAACAATGAATAAAAAATTAATCACAACAGCAGTAGTCGCAGCAGGAATCTTTGGTTCAGCAACTTTTGGGGCTTATGCAGCTAATGCATGGGCAGGACATCAAAATATGGTCGCTGTGCAACAGAATATCTCTATCTTGAATCAACGCTTGCTAGACCGAAACGAGCAGCTTAAACAGGCTAATAATAGCTCACAGCAATATTCAGACCAACTGAATCAATTGAACAACCAAATCAACCAGTTGAAAGACCAAATCAATCAAGATAACTCAAATTTGAAAAATCAAGCTGCTAGCTATCAAAATCAACTGAACGCACTCAATCAGCAAAAAGAAGAAGTCGCTAGACAATTGAATCAAGCGAACCAAGATAAGGCGAAGATGGCGCAACAGATTAGTGATTTGAACTCAAAGCTAACTGCCGCTCAACAAAAGACTGACGAGTTATCTCAGGCTGTGACTGATGCACAACAGACTAAAGACTTGTCAGACGATGCTGTCAATGCGACGAAGTGAGGGATGAGATGAAGTGTAAAAATTGCAACAAAGAAATTGAATATGTAAATTGTCACTATTTTGATCAGAGAGTTGACCCAGTAAGCTTAGGAGCTTATGAAAGTGAAGAATATTATCAAGCTGAAATAAAAGGCGGTGGTGAAGAGGCTTATTATATCAATGTTCCTACTTTTATTACTGCTCTTGAATTCACTGACTCAATTCCTGATTTAGTAGATAGTATCTCTTGTCCTGAATGTGATGAATTTCCATTCAATAGCCCTGGAGTCGATCTTTACAACGAAACCGTTGATATGGTTTTTATGGGAGAGGAGCAGCTAGATGAAACTAAAATTAAATGACTGCATAATTACTTCAATAGAAGGTGGCAGTGTTGATGTCTCTCCAACTTGCCCTACATGCTGGGGTGGTGAAGAATGGGTTGACTATATTGAAGTTGAGTTCGCTGAAGGTGAATCTGTAACATACAACGAAGTATCAATGACTAAGTTTTTGGATTGGATATTCACGTTAATTGAAACTGGTGAAATATCAAAAATTACTAGACGTAAATTTGATGAAAAAATGGAAGAATTTGAGGAAAATTAGATGACAGTTGAAAGTTTACTAAAAACAATTGCGGATCACACTTCAGTGATTTTAAAAGATACTATCGGGAATACTTTAATTCAATTTAATTATGGCGAGGATGTTGAGGTATTTAGCCCAGCATTCCTATATCGTAAAGTGAAGATTCTTGAAATAGACAATACTAGAGAACTAATAGCTGTATTGGAGGACACGAAAAATGACTAAGTTTGAAGAAGAATTAAGTAGTTTACCAGTTTCGAAAAGTACAAATTATGCAGAGTACTGGAATAAAGCTCAACTACTAACGGTATTCAAAGATTGGCAACCACAGCAAGCCCTGCCAGTCGTGCCTGAGCGTGTGGCAGGAGCTATTGAAAGTATACCGGACCATTACTCAGCGTTCGAAGCTATCGACTTAATTAAATCAAAAGTTGAGGTTTTTACCGAAGAAAATAAAGATTGGCTACAAGTCTACAACTGGCTTTGTGAGGGTATTGATAATCAAGATACTTTCGCTCTAGCTTTTATCACTCGCAAATATGAAGTCGAAAAACCGCAGTTGTTCTATTTGAAGCACATTGATATGAGTAAACGGAACTCAATTAATGATTTATATCTAAAAAAATATATCCATGCTGATTTAACTGAAACTGGAGAGCATAGACTTTCTCACGCTATGTCAGCTAAAGGTATGTACCCACCAAAAGACTACTGTGCCTTCACCCAGCAAGAAATCGACAGCATGCAAACTGGGAGCTATGAGCTTGTGCCTGTGGAGGACGGAGAATGAGCCTAGAATTAGTAGGAAAACCTAAACTTTTAAGTAAACGAGAACTTGAACTCCAAGAAGTTAAATATATATATTCATTACGTGCTGAAAGAGACGAACTCCAAGAACAGCTTAACACTGCGAAAAAGGCACTGACAGAAATAGCTGGTGGTCATACAGTTGAAGACGCAATATTTAATTATCAACTTATTGCAAGTAAAGCACTCGCAGCGATTGGAGGGGATAAATGAAAGCTTGGATAATTAGCAACCCTTGGGATGATGAGGGACGACAAGCTCTTACCTTTGCAGATACACGAAATGAAGCAAAAAGTCATGCTGGTTGGTTTGATAATGAGTATGATTGGATTGGTTTAAGAGCGATTCGTGCAAAAACATTTGATGATATGGAAAATCTATCAGAAAAAGAACTAATGCGTATGCAATGGCATGAGGATTGGTGGTTTGAATATGGCAATGACCGATTACCTCATTTTGATGAAGAGGGAGTAACCGAACAAACTTTTGATGATTGGTGGAGTCGAACTTATGGAAATGAAGGGAGCGGCGATGGACAATAAAAGAATTTCTGAAATCGTTGAAGAAGAAATGATGAAGCAAGATGCAAACAGATATCGTGATATGAGGAAAACTCTCACGATTCCGAAAAGCATTGCGGATATTATCGATGGTTATTGTAAGCATAACTTCACAGCTGATAGGTTGATTATGATGGCTTACAGAGATTACCAGGAATTTAATGATTGGATTATAAAAGACTGGGTTAAAAATGACAATATTGCCAGAGCCTACCTCGCAGGCAAAGCCCTCGGAGTTGATTTAGTGAAAGTGGTGGAGGGATGAAAACAGAGGAAATAGTACAAAACTACCAAATAAAGTTGTTAAAGATTATATTCAAAGAAATTGATAATCTGATGACGAAAAAAGAAAATGCGGATATTAACGCACAAAAATTTGCTAAAAGTAGTAACACAGTGAACACATCAGCATATTGGAAATCAGTAGGAAATGCAGAGTTTTACATTAAAGAGATTTACCAAAAGTTGAGCGCCTTAGCAGAAATTGATAGACTTTTTCATTGGTCCGATCGTTTACATCAAGAACAATTAAAATTTGTTAGTAAATATCCCAAAGTTATGGAAAAATACAGACAAACTAATATCGCTGGTCAATGACTGGTGGGGAGGGATTGAATGAATCCAAGAATAAGTGAGCTGTTTGATAGGCTTACAGAGATTGACGAAACATTAAAGTTCTTAGACCCAAAGAAAGGCGAAGATTTTTGCCGATGGATATATTTTTTAGAATCAAGAGATATCGTTTGTATGTCTATAAGACGAATAAGTAAAAATATAAACCCACAGATTCCAGAACCTTGGGCTAGTACGACAGCTGATGAGATTATTAAAGGGTTAGGAGTATATAAATGAAACTTTTGTGTAAGCTGTTCGGGCATAAGTGGTCTGAACGAAGATATATCGAAGAACCTTTTGTTAATGGGTATAAAGCACTGCCATATAAGAGATGCTTGAGATGTAGTGAGTTCGCATGGGATTTCAACCGCTCAGACCTTGACGAGTCAGAGAACGTGTTACCTGAAAAATGGCTTGATAAACATATGGATTGAACGCAAAAAAAGCCCAAGCTGACCAAGCTTGAGCGAAATACTGAAGATTACTTCGATTTTTATTTTTAGTCATTAACATTATAGCACACATAACAATAATTCATACCAAAATAAAAATGCCCGAACTGACCAGATTCGAGCTTAATAGAACAATGTTTCATGGATAATTTTTATGGTCTAACAAATTATATCATACTGAGCTAGGAACTCGCTAAACTCAACTGGAGGAGAAAGAATGAAAGACAATAAACAAGTATCATTAATTCAAAGAACACTGCTAGAAGTTGCACATTTTAAAAAACATAATCTAAATGAATTTTTGATAGGGAAAACGGACTGGTGGTATTCTCCGCATTACGATAGGATTATGGCAATGAATACAGGGGAAAGACCATTACCTTTCAATAAAAAATATCCCGAAATTAACGATTGGTTATGGATTATGTCAACAATAGACGGAAATCTTGTATTGGATTGAACGCAAAAAAAGCCCAAGTTGACCAAATTCGAGCTTCGCATGTAAAAAATAATACTTTTTCATTTTATTTTCGGTCAGTTATATTATATCACATCTATATTAAGGAGGCTGTGAGTGAGAAAAAACAGAATAAAAGAGCTTAGAAAAGCTCAAACAATAACACTAAAGGAGTTATCAGAGAAGCTAAAAGAAAAAGGACTATCTTTTAATGATAGTCAGTTGTATTATTATGAACAAGGAAAGCGGTCTCCACGAAATGAAGATATCTGGGAGGCGTTAGCAGAAATTTTTGATGTAAGTCTCGCATACGTTATGGGCATTGAATGATTGAACAAAAAAGTCCACGGCAATGGGCTTCGGCAACTGAATTTCTAACTTAATTATACCACAAAAGGAGAATTTGATGAATGGCAGATAAGTTAGATAGAATTATTGGAGATTACGTAAATGGCAGACTTGAAGCCAGAATAAAATCAATTGAAAGCAGATATCTTTATAAGCAAAAAGTAGATAACTTAGGTATTCGTACGGCTTATTCTGGTGGTTCGGAACCTGAAAGTCATGTTTTAAATAAAGAAGCGCTTGAAAATGATGAGGAATTAATCAGATTAAGAGAATTGATAAGACAAATCGACATCTGGTATCTACCTTTGATTCAAGTTGAAAAGGAGGTAATAAGACTAAAATGTGAAGGATATAATGGCAGATACTGGTATCAAGTAATGCAAGAATTGGATGTTCAAGGATTTGAAGTTCCACAGAAGAAAGCTAAAGCTGCTTACTATAAATTTAGAAATGACATCTATTCTTTTGTTATTCACTTAATTTGAGAGGGACAAAATAGGCAAAAAAAGAATCGAAATTGCCTAAAATTGCCGCCTCAACCCTTGTTTTTGCTGATATACTTGTATTATGAAGTAAGATATAAAAATAGAATCGTCAGAAATGGCGATTTATTTTTCTTTTAATTAATGATATTATTAGTTAATAAAATTAATTAGGAGATTTAAATTTTGAAGGATGTTTTTGATTATATTATTTCTGGTGTAAGTATAGGTCTATTGATCTTAGCAGTTTATATGGTAAAGAAAATTCCAGATATGGTAAGAGATAAATTAAAAAGTGACAGAGAATTTGAGTTTAATAAGGCATTACAAGTTGATGAGTTCTATCGAAAGGATGGTAATTTACAAGGAATAATGTTAGAGTGGACAAATTATGCTATTTCTAATAATGCAATGGATGATTTAAGTAAGGCCAGAGGATTAAAAAAACTTCAAGATTTAGTTCAAAAAACTGTTGGTTATGGATCTAGTAGAACAGTAAAACTGTTAACTGAAATGTTTCAAGAAGTATATCAAAATAATGATTCAAAAGACCAAAAGGATTCAAGTGAAGATAATAAATCTGATGATGCCTCAGAATCAGATTATACTACAATGGTTGTATTAGCTATGGTTGTATCTTCATTAAAAGAGGATTTTACTGGTATAAAAATTGAACCATTAGATGTTCTGAAAATAAGAATTACAGACTATACTAAGTACGAAGAAACGTTTAAAAAAATAATCGATAAAACAAATGAAAAACTAGGAGTTGAAATTTAGTAATGGAAATTAATTTTGTAGCTCTAGCCTTGGCTTCTATTGTTGTAAGCTTATTGTTTATTGGAATTTTTATTCTAGTTTACAAATGGTTGAAGAAATAATAAATATAGCTAGACTATGAAAAAAATAGGTTGTCCAATGGGCAGCCTTTTATTGTTGGAAAGGAGATTAAATGCCAGTATTAGAAAATGCAAGACACGAAAAATTTGTTCAATGCCTAATTTCTGGCATGAGCCAACGAAAAGCATACAGAGAAGCATTTAAGCAATCATCAAAGTGGAAAGACTCAACTGTAGATGTAAAAGCAAGCGAACTTTTTGGTAAGGTTTTGGTAAGGTATAAAGAACTTCAAGAAGAAGCTCAAGATGCCGCGATTATGACTCGTAAAGAGCGAATGGTCGCTTTATCGGAGATAGCTAAAAATGCTGAAAAAGAAGCTGACATGATTAAGGCAATTGACACTCTTAATAAAATGGATGGTGATTATACAAGCAAAGTTGAATTATCTGGTTCAGTCAAAACCAATCCTTATGTAGACTTATCGACAGAAGAGCTTAGAAAGTTGGCGAGTCGAGATGGATAAAATAGCGCTAGGGGCGAAAATCGAGCTGTCTAAGCGCTTTTTCTTTGATTACTGTAACCTCATCATGCCAAGCTTTTATAAACGAGATAGAGCTTATCTGGTGACAATGTGCGAAGAGTTTCAGTCGTTTCTAAATGATGATGAACACGATGTTTTAGTTTTGAATCTTCCGCCACGTCACGGGAAGTCGCTCACGCTCGGTAAATTTGTAGAGTGGGTGCTTGGTAATGACCACACGAAGAAAATCATGACTGGTTCATATAACGAAATTCTATCAACAGTTTTCTCTAAAAATGTTCGTAACACTATTCAACAAAATAAAGCGGATGTGGATAAGATTGTTTACTCCGATATTTTTGATTCCAAGATTAAAGACGGAGATGCTGCGAAAAACCTGTGGAGTTTGTCAGACGGTTATAACAACTATCTGGCGACTTCTCCAACAGGTACCGCAACAGGTTTTGGTGCTGATATTATTATCATTGATGATGTTATCAAGAATGCTGAGGAAGCTAACAATGCGACAGTCTTAGAGAAACACTGGGACTGGTTTGTAAACACTATGCTTTCACGTTTGGAATCAGGCGGTAAAATCATAATTAACATGACTCGTTGGCATAGTGAAGATTTAGCCGGACGTGCTTTGCGTGAATTGCCTAAGAATGGCTATCGAGTAAAGCATATTAATTTCAAGGCTTTCAACGAGCAAACGAATGAAATGCTTTGTGATGATGTTCTGACTCTTGAAGATTATAAGCGCAAAGTAAAAACAATGGGGGCTGATATTGCCAGCGCCAACTACCAACAAGAGCCGATTGATGTCAAAGGTCGATTATATAGTGAGTTCCAGACTTACAATGCTCGTTCAGAGTACAAAAAGATTTGGAACTATTGCGATACCGCAGACACTGGGAAAGACTATCTCTGTTCGATTGTGTGGGGTGAAACCTCAGACGGCTTTGCGGATGTGTTGGATATTATTTACACTCAAAAGCCGATGGAGTACACAGAAAACGCAGTGGCCAACCAATTAATTAATAACAGAGTGAATGCATCAAGAATCGAGCGCAACAATGGCGGTCGGTCTTTTGCTCGTTCTGTCAGGGATAAGATTCAAGGCAAAGTGGCTTGTGCTGTAGAAGATTTCTTCCAAGGAAATAATAAAGAAGCCCGAATTTATTCCAATAGTTATTGGATAGAGCAGCACGTTCGATTTCCTAATGACTGGCGGACTCGCTTTCCAGAATACTATCAAGCAATGACGACTTATCAACGTGAAGGTAAAAATAAACATGATGATGCGCCCGATGCAACAACCGGGATTGCTGAGACAATGAGTGGTAAGCGAATAAAAGCCGGATTAAAATCATTTAAAATATAAAAGGAGATTTCTAATTGAAATACAAACCACCTAAATTAATGACATTTCCAAAAGATGAACCAATCACAGTTGAAGTGGTTAACAAGTTCATGGAAAAACATAAATTAGAAGTTGCTCGGTATGAGTACTTAAAAAATATGTATCTTGGAATTATGGCTATTGATGATGAACCGGCAAAAGATTCTTGGAAACCTGACAATCGTTTAGCTGTTAATTTCACTAAATATATCGTTGATACTTTCACAGGTTACTTTAATGGGATTCCAGTTAAAAAGTCTCATTCAGATAAAGAAATACTTTCTAAACTACAAGAATTTGATAACCTGAATGACATGGAAGATGAAGAGTCAGAGCTTGCAAAGATGGCTTGTATTTATGGTCGAGCATTTGAACTCTTGTATCAAGACGAAGAGACACAAACTAATGTTGTTTATAATAGTCCAGAAAATATGTTTATGGTCTATGACGATACAGTCAAACAAGAGCCTTTATTTGCCGTGAGATATGGTGTTGACGAGGACAAAAAACTTCATGGAGAAGTTTATACTCTACTTGAAACTATTAAAATCAGCGGAGAAAATGATGAGATTAGCTTTGGAGAAAAGACTTACAACCCATATCCAGATTTGCCAGTTGTAGAGTTCTATTTCAACGAAGAACGAATGAGTATTTTTGAATCTGTTATTTCATTAGTCAACGCTTTTAATAAAGCTATTAGTGAAAAAGCAAATGACGTTGATTATTTTAGCGATCAGTATTTGGTTTTCATGGGAGCAGAAATAGACGAAGAAGATGCTAAAAATATCAAAGATAATCGTCTAATTAATTATTATGATAAGAATCAGAATAATCAAAGTGGTTCTGCTTCAAAAGTAGATGTTAAATTCTTAGAAAAGCCTGATAGTGATTCTCAAACAGAAAATCTATTGGACAGACTAACTAAATTAATCTTCCAAACAACAATGGTTGCGAATATCTCTGATGAATCTTTCGGGTCATCAAGTGGTGTCTCGTTAGCTTACAAACTTCAAGCAATGAGCAACCTAGCTCTGTCATTTCAACGTAAGTTCCAATCTTCTTTGAATAGTCGATACAAACTATATTGTGAGTTAAGTACGAACGTTTCAAACAAGGAAGCTTGGAAAGATATTGAGTACACTTTTACTCGTAATGAGCCTAAAGATATTAAAGAGCAAGCTGAAACTGCTAATATTCTTATGGGAATCACTAGCCAAGAAACTGCTTTAAGTGTCATTTCCGTTATTCCAGATGTCCAAGCTGAAATGGAAAAAATCAAAAAAGAAGAAGCTTCTACAGCTATCTTTGACAAGGATAAGCAACCTAGTGAAAAGGGAACAGATACAGTAGTTCCTGAAACAAATGAGGAGTAACCTATGAGAACTCCCGACTATTGGATAAAACGTGAGCAAGCGTGGCAGGCGCAACAAATCAAAGATGATACTAAACGCATGAAACAAATCATGGATAAGCTATTTGAAGCTCAAGAGGCTATTCAAAAAGAAATCAATGCCAACTGGCAGAACTTTGCGAATGGTCAAGGGGTTTCTATTAGTGAAGCCATGAAACGTGCGGATAAGATGGATGTCAAGGCATTTGCCAGTAAAGCTAAGAAATACGTAGAAGAAAAAGACTTTTCACATCAAGCAAATCAAGTGTTGAAACTTTATAACTTGACCATGAGAGTGAATCGTTTAGAACTTCTGAAAGCAAACATTGGTTTAGAATTGATTGCTGTATTTGACGATTTGGACAAATATTTCTCAAAGAATTTGACTGGTGCAGCTCTTACAGAATTTGAAAGACAAGCGGGAATTCTTGGTTTAAGCGTTCCAAAGAAAGGCTATAACAGTCTAGTTGAATCAGTTCTTAACGGAAGTTATAAGGTCGAAGGATTTGCCAGTTTTTCTGACAAGCTTTGGCAGTACCAATTTGAATTGAAAGCTGATATTGAAAAACTTCTCATCCGGTCAGTGACTGGTGGAATCAATCCAAAAGCACTAGCCCCACAACTAAAAAGGCTAATGAGAGAAAAGGGAAAGCTCAATGCCACTTACAATGCCCAACGATTACTAGTTTCAGAAACAACGAGAATTCAAACAGCTATTCAAGAAGAAAGCTATAAAAAAGCTGATATTGAAGAGTATGAGTATATTGCTGAACCGTCAGCTTGTCCTATCTGCGGGGCATTGAATGGTAAAATTTTCAAGCTTAAAGATATGTCGCCTGGTATTAATGCACCTAACATGCACCCGTTCTGTAGATGTAGCACAGCACCGCATGTTGATGATAAAGGTTTCTGGGATGATTTACTTGATAGGAAAGTAATCAGTCAAGATGAGTACAAGCAAGCTTTTGACGACAGGGTAGAAGCTGACAAAGCGATTGAAGAATTGCGCAATAAAAGAAAAGGATAGATTTCAATGAATAATGAACCAAAAAAGGCTGTAACTGGACAGCCTTTTAGTTATAAAGTCAAAGGGATTGATTCCCCAGAGACATTGTCGGGGATAATCAGTCGTCAGATGGAGCAGTTAAATCGCCATTTCCGCTGACACCTAAAACATCTTCCGCAAAAATTGTCAAGGTACCATAGGACTCAGAGTTATCAAGTGTCCTAACATTTTTCAAATGTATTAAGCTTATTTCTTCAGAAACTTTATCTGTTTTACTCTCTGAAAAAGTCATTTCCCAAGCTTGGTTTACAAAGTCTGTTTCAAGTTCGCTTGAAGATACAGGTTTGCCAATATACGTACCATTGGAAGTCAAAACCACTAATTCAGCATCTGAATCATTTTTCTGATTAGCTACCAAAATCAATGTGTACCAGAACTTGATGTAAGCATTTTTTATAGAACTCAAATTATTTTTCCTTTCTACTAGATACTAGGCAAATGAGCCAGTAATTCAATTATAGCAAATAAACTTTTAAACCCGTCGAATTCCATGGGTTTTTCTTGTCCGTTTCCGAACGTTGTGGACACTAAATAAAACCCGAGAAAAATCAGACTCCCAAGTCTTTAAATGCGAGTAGGAGGAACCAGAAATGGAACAAACAGAACTTTTACCCCTTAATTTGCAACTTTTTGCTGATAATCCAAATGGAGGGTTAGGGACGCCTGATCCAAATCCACAAGGAGAACCTAATCCAGGAGAAAATCCTCCAGGTAACGGAGAGCCAGGAAGTGACGATAAAGATGAGTTAACTGACAATGACAAAATCGTCGAAAAACTTCAAAAACGAATTGGAAAAGAGCAAGCTGAAAAAAATGAAACAAAAACACAGCTTGAACAAGCACTATCTCGTATTGAAGAACTTGAAAAAGGTGGCAAAAAATCAGTCAAAGAAAAATCTGACGAAGAAAAAGCTGCCGAACTTCAAAAAGCTAAAGACGATGAGATTGCAAGCCTTAAAGCACAAATCAAAATTTCAAATATCACTAGCCAAGCTGATGAAGTATTGAAAGAAAGTGGAATTGCTTTGAGTTCTGCAGAGTTAGGATTGTTAGTTGATGTTGATGAAGAAAAAACTTACAGCAATGTAAAAACTTTCCTCAATTTACTTGATAATCAACGATCACAGTGGGAAAAAGCACGAAACACAGGAACAACGCCTAAACTTGTTCCGGGTAATAATGATGTCGATGTTTTCAAACAAGCGGCAGCCAAATATTAATAATAGGAGATCTAAATTATGGCAATTAAATATTTCACAAAACAATACGCTGGTATGTTACCAGACCTTTTCGCAAAAAAAGCAGCTTTCTTGCGTGCTTTTGGTGGAGTTCTTCAAGTAAAAGATGGTGTCACTGAAAATGATACTTTTATGGAACTCAAAGTAAGTGACACTGATGTAGTTATTCAAAACTATTCAACTGACGCAAATGTTGGTTTTGGAACTGGAACAGGTAATACTTCACGCTTTGGTCAACGTAAAGAAGTTAAGTCAGTCAACAAACAAGTGAGTTACGATGCTCCTTTGGCAATTAATGAAGGAATTGATGATTTCACAGTCAACGATATCAAAGACCAAGTTGTAGCAGAACGTTTAGCACTCCATGGTGTGGCATGGGCCCAACATGTCGATAAATTGCTTGGTAAACTCTTATCAGATAGTGCCAGCGAAACGTTGACTGTAAAACTTGATGAAGATTCCGTGACTAAATTGTTCTCAGATGCTCATAAGAAATTTGTAAATAACAACGTTTCTACAGCAGTGCCTTGGGTTGCTTATGTTAATGCTGATATCTATGACTTGCTTATTGACTCTAAACTTGCAACAACTGCTAAAAATTCAAGTGCAAACGTTGATGAACAAACACTTTATAAATTTAAAGGTTTTATTTTATCTGAACTTCCTGATGAAAAATTCCAACTTAATGAAGGAGCTTACTTTGCTGCTGATAATGTTGGTGTAGCTGGTGTCGGAATTCAAGTTACTCGTGCAATGGATTCAGAAGACTTTGCAGGAACAGCACTTCAAGCCGCTGCAAAATATGGTAAATACTTGCCAGATAAGAATAAAAAAGCAATTCTTAAAGCCAAAATAACAAAGTAATTGCCCCTACGAGTGTAACGTTAAATAAAACAACGTTATCACTTGTAGTTGGGGCAAACGAAACATTGACAGCTACTGTTTTACCAGAAAATGCAGATGATAAAACAGTAACCTTTACTTCAAGCGAACCAACAATTGCTACGGTAACACCGAAACAAGGGAATATAGTTGGTAAAGCTGAAGGTAAAACGAAAATTACTGCAACAACAGTTAACGGATCAACTGTTACATGCGATGTTACAGTAACTGCTGCAACTGCTGTATAATTCTGATAAAAGGAGTTGCTTATGGCTATCACTGATGATATAAAAAAGCTTTTGGGCGGTTCATCGGATGAGCGCTTGGAAGTAATCGAAAAACGCACTCGTGAACGTCTATTGCTTATTCTTGGTTCTGACATTGAAGAAGTACCGCCAGAACTAGAATATGTTGTTTTGGACGTTTCCTTGAAGCGTTTTAATCGTATCGGTCAAGAAGGCATGCAGTCCTACTCACAAGAAGGATTAAGCATGACTTTTTCAGAATCTGATTTTGATGAGTATGCCGATGAAATTGAATCATGGCGAAAATCAAAAGAAACTGAGGGCGATAAGAAGATTGGGAGGTTCAGATTGTATTGAGATATTTAGATGAAGTTACTTTTGTCAAAGAATCGCCTGACTCCCACTATGACCCCGATTTAGGCGAATGGGTTGAAAAGGAGCCTACGAGAACTGTTTTTAGTGCAAATATCACTGATATTGGAACTGACAGAAGTGCAAAAGTTTTTGGAGATATTAAACAAGGGGCAAAAGTCATGCGAATGATGCCCCTTTTTAATATGCCAGAATATGATTACATTGAGTTTGATAATAAAAAGTGGGCTTTATTGACTTACCGCAATCCAAGTGAGCGAAACACTTTTATTTTGCAGGAGGTAAGTCAATGAAATCTAGCTTATCCATAAAAGGGATTGACCAGCTTGTAAAGCATTTGGATAAAGCAGCTTCTTTAAAGGATGTTCAACAAGTTGTAAAGTCTAACACGTCAAATATGACAGCGAATATGCAGAAACTTGTTCCAGTTGACACCGGATATATGAAGCGATCCATAAAAATGGAGTTGACAGAAGGTGGATTCAGCGGACAAGCTGGGCCACACACAGATTATTCCGCATACGTTGAATATGGAACTCGTTTTCAATCTGCTCAACCTTTTGTAAAACCAGCTTATAATGTGCAAAAAGGCGTATTCATTAAAGATTTAGAAAGGTTACTCAAATGATTAAAACTCGAGACCAATCTATTTTTGACGAATTGTTCAAACGAATACAAGCTTTGGGGTATACCGTTTATGATTATAAGCAAATGAATGAAGTGGGCTATCCATTTGTTGAAATGGAGAATACTCAAACCATTCATGAACCAAATAAAACGGATATTAAAGGCACAGTTAGTCTTTCATTATCTGTTTGGGGCTTACAGAAGAAGCGCAAGGAAGTGTCTGACATGGCAAGCAATATATTTAATCAAGCATTGAATATAAGTGCCACAGAGGGCTATTCTTGGGCTTTGAATTTACAAGCAAGCACCATTCAAATGCTGGACGATACAACAACACATACACCGCTCAAGAGAGCGTTGATTAACTTAGAATTTAGACTAAGATAGGAGATTTAATATGGCAGAATTAACAGCCAAACAGGGTAAAGATATCATCTTGCTCTATCGTTTGCTTAGTAAAGCAACAAAAGAAGCCGCTTGGAAACTTGCTTTCCAAACAGAACACTCGAATGAAAAAACTCGAGATTACAACACTATAGCTACCAAAGATGGGACAATAGGTTCTCTTGCAGCAATTGAATACAGTTTATCTGCCACATCTATTGCAGCAAATGGTGACCCACATCTTGGCGAAATGGATGACGCCATGGATAATGGCGATATTATTGAAGTGTGGGAAATTGATAAAGCTGAAAAAGGATCTGATGGAAAGTACAAAGCTAAATATCTTCGTGCTTATCTTACAGGTTTCTCTTATGAACCTAACTCAGAAGATGCGCTGGAACTAAGCATGGAATTCGGAGTGTTTGGTAAACCTCAAAAGGGCAATGCCACACTAACTGAAGAACAAGCTAATGTTGTTCAGTATGTCTTCAAAGATACTGTTGCGGGATAAAGCTGAAAATATTACTGGCTCTGCCTGGAGTACAGTTGTAGAAGTGACAATTTAAATACTATAAACAAAAGGCTAGAGATTCGCTCTAGTCTTTATTTTTTAAGGAGAAATCAAAATGGAATTAACAATTAATGGTAAACAAGTTCATTTTAAATTCGGAGTAAAGTTTGTACGTGAACTAGATAAAAATTTAGTAATTGAACAGAATGGCGTATCTTTTGGTCTGGCACTTGCTGTTAAAATCATCCCTGAACTAGAAATGGCTAACATTGCAACTTTGTCGAATGTTTTATTTTTAGGAAATCGAACAGAAACGCCTAAACTTTCTCAAGGGGATATTGATGATTTTATTGATGAATGCGAAGATATTGAAAAATTATTTGATGATGTTTTGAAAGAAATTACTGAAAGCAATACGGGAAAGTTAATCAAAGCAAAAATGACCAAATAGCCGAAAAGTTTGAAAGTTCGGAGGACACTTATGAGTCAATGATGATTAGATTCTTACGGTGTTTCGGCATCCAAGACTTATCTGTATTTGAACGCATGACAATTCGAGAATATTCAATCCGTTCAATCGCCTTTCAGTTGAGAACTTTGGACGAAGAAGAATTCATTTATGAACAAGCATGGGCCAATTGGCAAGTTCAAGCAACGAAACAACAAGGTAAAAAGCCACTTTATCCAACATTTAAAAAATTCTTTGACAAGAAAAAACTAGAAAATGAAATTTTAGGAATCGAAAGCCCAGAGAATAAGTTTAAAAAGGATAACAAATTAATTGACCTCATGAAAAAAGCAAATAACTAGGAAAGGAGGAAAATATGGAATCTTTTAGTGTTCAAGCCTATTTGAAGGCTACCGATAATAATTTTGTTAGTACATTTAAAGACGCTGCTAAACAAGTTCAAAACTTCCAAAATAACACTAATAGTACGATGTCTACAGTAGGGCAAGTTGCTACATCAACAGGTAAAACGTTGACTAAAGCAGTGACAGTTCCAATTATAGGAATTGGGGTTGCAGCCGCAAAAATAGGTGGTGATTTTGAATCTCAAATGAGCCGTGTTAAAGCTATTTCTGGTGCAACAGGTTCGTCTTTTGAGGAACTTAGACAACAAGCGATTGACTTAGGAGCAAAAACGGCATTTAGTGCAAAAGAATCAGCCACTGGCATGGAAAATTTAGCTTCTGCTGGTTTTAACACCAAAGAAATAATGGCAGCAATGCCGGGTCTTTTAGACTTAGCGGCTGTATCTGGTGGAGATGTTGCAATGGCATCTGAAAATGCTGCTACCGCTTTAAGAGGATTTAATCTTGATGCTAGTCAATCTGGCCATGTAGCTAATGTTTTTGCAAAAGCTGCCGCAAATACCAATGCAGAAGTTGGAGATATGGGAGAAGCGATGAAATATATCGCTCCTGTTGCTAATTCTATGGGTTTCTCAATTGAAGAAGTATCTGCAGCAATCGGTATAATGTCAGATGCAGGTATTAAAGGTTCTCAGGCTGGTACTTCACTTCGAGGAGCGCTTTCTAGGTTAGCAAAACCGACTGATGAAATGCAAGCAAAAATGGATGAACTTGGTCTATCATTTTATGATTCAGAAGGTAAAATGAAACCTTTGAAAGACCAAATTGGCATGTTAAAAGATGCCTTTAAAGGTTTAACGCCCGAGCAACAACAAAATGCTTTAGTCACACTATACGGACAAGAATCATTATCTGGAATGATGGCATTAATTGATAAAGGGCCAGATAAGCTAGGGAAACTAACTGAGTCTCTTAAAAATTCAGACGGTGCAGCTGACAAAATGGCTAAAACTATGCAGGATAATATGAACTCATCATTAGAACAAATGATGGGAGCGCTTGAGTCAGCTGCAATAGTTGTTCAAAAGATTTTATCTCCAGCAGTTAGGAAAGTTGCTGATTCAATTTCAGGATTAGTTGATAAATTTGTTTCTGCTCCTGAGCCTGTACAAAAAATGATAGTTACAATTGGACTGATAGTGGCTGCAATCGGACCTTTATTAGTAATATTTGGGCAAGCTGTTGTTACTCTACAAAGAGTAAAAGTCGGCTTTCTAGCCTTGCGTTCTGGACTTGCTCTAATAGGAGGAAGTTTTACTGCTATTTCTTTACCAGTTTTAGGAATAATCGCTGCCATAGCGGCTGTTATAGCTATAGGAATTTTAGTTTATAAAAATTGGGATAAAATTTCTAAATTCGGAAAAGAAGTATGGGCAAATGTGAAGAAATTTGCGTCCGATGCAGCCGAAGCAATCAAAGAAAAATGGGGAGACATTACTCAATGGTTCACTGATACCTGGAACAATATCAAAAATGGAGCCAAAGGACTTTGGGATGGAACAATCCAAGGTGCAAAAGATGCCGTTGATAGTGTTAAAAATGCTTGGAATGGCATCAAGGAGTGGTTCGCTAATCTTTGGAAAGGTACAACAAGCGGCTTAGCTAGTGCTTGGGACAGTGTAACAACTACCCTTGCACCATTTGTTGAGACAATCAAAACAATCTTTCAACCAATTCTTGATTTCTTTAGCGGATTATGGGGGCAAGTCCAAACTATCTTTGGTTCAGCTTGGGAGATTATTAAGACGGTTGTTATGGGGCCTGTTTTACTACTCATTGATTTAATTACTGGGGACTTTAACCAATTCAAAGAAGATTTTGCAATGCTCTGGCAAACATTATTTACTAATATACAAACATTAGTAACTACTTTTGTCCAAATTATCGTTGGTTTCTTCACCGCTTGGGGACAAACTGTTTCTAATATCTGGACGACAGTTGTAAATACAGTTCAAAGCCTTTGGGGAGCTTTCACAACATGGGTCGTTAATATGGCCAAGTCTATTGTTGACGGAATTGTTAATGGTTGGAATTCATTTAAGCAAGATACCGTTGATTTATGGAATGCTACCATTCAATGGGTCAAAGATACATGGGCTTCATTTAAACAGTGGGTCGTTGACTCTGCCAATGCTATTGTGAATGGAGTCAAACAAGGTTGGGAAAATCTCAAACAAGGCACAATTGACTTGTGGAACGGAATGATTAACGGACTCAAAGGAATTTGGGACGGTTTGAAACAAAGCGTTAGCAATCTGATTGATAATGTAAAAACGACATTTAACAATCTAAAAAATATAAACTTGCTAGATATTGGTAAAGCCATCATTGATGGACTTGTAAAAGGATTAAAACAAAAGTGGGAAGATGGGATGAAATTTATAAGTGGAATTGGAGATTGGATTCGGAAGCATAAAGGTCCAATTCGTGTCGACAGAAAACTTTTAATTCCCGCTGGTAATGCCATTATGAATGGTTTAAATTCTGGTTTAACTGGAGGTTTCCGTGATGTTCAATCCAATGTTTCAGGAATGGGCGACATGATTGCTAATGCAATTAATTCTGACTATTCTGTGGATATTGGGGCGAACGTTGCGGCAGCTAACCGCTCAATTAGTAGTCAAGTCTCTCATGATGTGAATCTTAACCAAGGAAAACAGCCGGCTTATGTAACCTTAAAACTCGGAAGCCAAGAATATAAGGCTTTTGTTGAAGATATTTCAGGAGTTCAAGGCTGGCAAAACGTCATGATGAATAAATTCTAGTCGGGAGGTAGAAATGTACAAGTTTAGAGATACGACAAAACAGAAGCATTATCGCAACCTTCCTTTTATTCCAACCAGCGCCATGAGTTATGATGGGACTTGGTTAGAAGAACTCATAGAAGGTTATCAGACTTTGACGGTTGAGGGGCGAGAAATGTATTCTCTCAGCTTTGAATCACAAGAAATGCAAGTGGGAGGAGTAATCACCAATGTGAAATATCCTCCTCGGGAGCTGACGATAAAATATAAGCTTGAGGATAGGGACCCTCGAGCTTTACAAGAAAAGTTTGATACTTTAAAAGCATTCTTGATTCGTCAAGAAGATGTTCCCATTATTTTTAATGATGATCTGGAATATACTTTTTATGGCCGTTTCCAAACTGCTGATACTGTAGCGGGAGATACTAATTCAATTATTTCAAGTTTTACTGTACTTTGTAGTGATCCATTTAAACACGGAAAAATTCAAATTGTAAAAAATAAAGTCATTGAAGTTTTGCCCTATCCAGTTAAACCAGATAGGTTGTCATTTAAATTACTGACAGGGGGATTACTTGCGACTGATGGAAATTATCGCTTGAAATCATCACAGGCTAAAAAAGGCGACCTATTGGAATTTGATTTTCAATCTGGCAATACTTTTATTAATGGAAAAGTAAATAACAACCTCTTAGACCTTGACTCTGATTTTAAAAATATCAGATTGACAACTGGAACAGATTTTTCAAGTTCAAACTATGAGTTAACGATTCAATATAGAAAGGCGGTGCTTTAGTGAGTAATATCTTACTTTTAGATAAGATGCAACAAGTTATCAAAAGTTATGATTCCGATGAATTCATAGAATGTGTTCAGACAAAAGAAATCACAACTAACGCTTCTGAACTAATGAATGACACACTTTCAGTTTCTTTACCTTTTGATGAAACAATTAAAGATGCCAGCTATATTGCAGTTAATGATACGAAAGAACAAGAATTTTCTTTATATCGAATTTTAACCGCAAAAGACGAAGATAATCTGCTTTCATTTGAAGCGATAAATTTTGCAGTCGACGAACTGGACAATTTTATCATTAAAGATATAAGACCTAAAAATAGGTCTTTTTCTTATGTGATTAATCAGCTTTTATCTGATTCAGGTTGTGACTGGGTATTGGGTATCTGTGAACCAATTAAAACAGTTTCCAGTACTTTCTACTATACTTCCATGCGTGAAGCTTTAAAAGCTCTACAAGAGTTAGGCGCAGAGTTTACCTTTTCAATTGAAATTACAGGAAATAAGATTGCTAAAAAAATCATTCACTGCTATAACCAAATTGGGAAAATAACCAATAAACGCTTTGAATATGGCGATGAAGTTTTGAAAATTGTCCACCAACAAGACCGCACAAATATTGTCACTGCCCTAATTAGACGTGGGAAAGGTGAAGAAGTTGGGGACGGATATGGACGAAGACTTGAGTTTTCAGATGTCGAGTGGAGAAAGTCAAATGGTAAACCACTTGATAAGCCTAAAGGTCAAAATTGGATTGAATATCCAGAAATGACGAAAGAATATGGCATTCCCTCAAACGGAAAAATGTTACCACGTAAAACGGTTGTTGTCTTTGATGATGTGGAAGATGCAAGCGAACTTTTACAAAAGACTTATGACCAACTAGCTTATTACTGCCGGCCACTCGTTCAGTTTAGTACTGAGATATTGGGTAGTGATTCAATTGGAAATACTGTTTCAATCCACAGAGGGGACCGAAATTATCACTATCAGACAAGAGTCTTTAAAGTGGTTACTGATTATGTTAATGGTCGAGTACAAGCTAGTCTAGGAGATAATTTAAGCGGAAACTCAATTAATCGACAACTGTCACAAGTTCAAAGCAATATCTCTGACCTTGATAGCAACAAAATGACTTGGTATGACTCCACAGAAATTGGAAAGTATCAAGACGATATTATGCGCGGTGCTGGTGCCAATGGTGGCTCGATTTACATGGTCAACGGAATTGAAGCGGGCGTCTCTCAATCAAGAGAGACCTATGAGCAAGTCTTTATGGATGGTCCAAAGATTCAAGATTCACAGTATTTCATGATTCAAAATAATGCTGGGATATCTTTTAAGCAATGTAAAAAAGGTCAATGGACGACAATTCAAGATGTTCATAATGGCAAAAGTAATACTGCATGGACACTTGATGGGACTTTCAATGCTAACTTTATTAATGCCGGAGTTTTGCAAGGGGTCAAGATTCGCTCAGTTGATAATGATTTCATTATTGAACTTGATCAAGGAAAGATTCGCTTTATAAAAAAAGACGGTTCTTCTGAAAAAGAAATGTTCGCATTTGCTCCAACTTATGTCGGTGGACAACTCCAAGGGATCAATGCGATTCAAAATCAAGGATATTCATTTGCCTTGTCATCAAAGGGAAACAACGGAGCGCTTTTAAATGTTTTAGAAATTCCAAAAGACAGTACGGCTGAAAATCGCAAATTAAATCTTTACGGAGAAGTAAAAGTTGATGGTAACTTTTATGTTAATGGAGTAAAAATCGATACCAACGGTGGAGGAAACTCTGGCGGAGGATCTGGATGGAATGGTCAATACCCACCAGAAGTCACAAGTGATCGTGATAAACGTTACTGGCAAATATGGGCACTGGCAATTGGGGCTGGATTCTCTAAACAAGCGGCTGCCGCTTTACTCGGAAATGCACAGGGTGAATCTGATGCAAATCCAACGGCTGATGAGGGCGGTGGACGTCCTGGTTTCGGTTATGGGGTTTGGCAATGGACGGATAGTTCAGGAGCTAGCTCTGGACGTGTTTATATGATTAACCTTATGACGAGAGCAGGAGTCACTGACAATCCTGACACAATCACAGCCCAATTCAAGCTCTTGATGTGGCATTCACCAAATGGCCAATGGATTGCGACAAGTTCTTATCCTTATTCTTGGACTCAATTCATGACATTAACCAATATCAATACTGCAACGCAAGCTTTTGTAGCTAACTTTGAACGTCCCTTAAACGGACATCCTGAACGTAGCACTTGGGCCCAAGAATGGTATAACAAATTTGTTAATCTTGAAATCCCAAGCGGTAGCGGAGGTTATATTGCTCCAATTTCAAGTCCTATTACCGTAACAAGTGAAATGGGTTGGAGAACGAGTCCAATCACCGGAGCGCAAGAATTTCACAATGCTATGGACTTGGTTAATGGCAATCCAACAACTCCAATCTTAGCTTCTGGCGATGGTCAAGTTGTCCAAGCGGGAAGCAATTATTATGACTGGTATGGAAATTACACGGTCATCAAGCATGCGGATGGACTTTATACAGGGTACGCACATCAAAGCAGAATCGATGTTTCTGTGGGTCAAAATGTTAAAAAGGGCCAACAAATTGGACTTATGGGAGCGACTGGCCCAGTCACCGGGCCACATTTGCACTTCCAATTTATGGACCAATATTGGCCATCATCAAGCGCTCACTTTAAGAATCCAAGGGATTATATCAAATTTTAGAAAGGGTCTATTATGACAGAACATTTTATAACACTGTCCACCACAGAGCCTAATAACAATATTGGCATTGTTAAGCTAAGACATGCGGATGTCAATAGTCAAGCCATTGTTGCTCAAATTGTAGAGAACGGTCAGCCCAAGAGTTTTGAGGGACTGCAACCGTTCTTTTGTTTAATGGCACAAGAAACCACAGGTCAAGGATTATCAGAAGAAAGTGTTGTCTCCTTTGATGCCAAAAATGGAACATTGAATTATATTGCCAGTGACAATGCGCTTCAAATGGTTGGACGAAATGAAGCTTATTTTAGCTTTAGAAAACAAGAAGGCGGGCGGTGGATTGAGCAATTCTCCACTCGGACTTTTCACTATATTGTTGAGAAATCCATTTATTCGCAACCCTTCAAAGACTCAAACTATTGGTGGACTTTCAAAGAGTTAAATCGAATCTTTAACCAATATATTGAAGATGGTAGAACGAGTTGGGAAGAGTTTGTGAAAGCAAATCGTGAGATTCTTGAATCGATTGATCCAGGTGGTCAGGTGCTTAGCGAGTTGATAAGGTCAAGGAAACCGGAGGAAGCTAATTCGGCATATCCAGACCTGCCGACTAGGCTAGATAAACAAATCGGAAAAAACACTGATTTTAGGTCATTCGAATCGGATAAATCGTTCATGACCAGGGTTTATAACGAATCTGCTGAACGCGGCTTAAACGTGAAGTGGTTTGGAGCAGTTGGGGACGGAGTTGTAGATGATACTTTATCTATTCAAAAAGCAATTGACTACGCAATTAAGACAAGAATAGGATTTGTATTTGTTCCACCAGGGTAATATCTAATTTCAAATCCTATAAGAATTTATAAAAGAACAATGAGACTGGAAGGTGTAAATTGTTTCGATTCAAGATTCATTGTGGCTCCTAATTTTAATGGCGGTCAATCTTTTTCTCCTGTAATCAAAATTGAAGATGAAGACGGAATTAGCCCTTTGGATAATATCACTGTAAGTAAATTGGGATTTGATGCGACTAAGGACACTGTTAGTACGCGAGGAATTTGGTTTGAAAATCTGATTTACACTTGCTCTTTTGAATTTTTGTACTTTGATTCTTTTAGCGGAAGCGTCATGAGGTCAGAAAGAGTTGCAGGAGAGATGATCTCCTTCAATCAAATCCGCGTGCATCCTAAAAAAATTAGCCGTGTTGAAGAAACCATGTATTTTACCAAACTTGCAGAATCTACTTTCACTAATAATAGACTTTTTGCGAAAGAAAATGGCTATACAGTTGATAGTGCTTTTGCAGGTCTGATGTTTGACAATTGCTCTACTATAAATTTGGATAACTCCAATTCTTTTTTCTATCATGATACAGCTCCAGCGATTAAAATCATTGGTAATGCATCTAATATTGGTGGCTATAACATCGAAGGCTGTTTATTCGAAAACAATAAACACGAATATGCCATTTGGGTAGAGGGAGAAGGTTCTGATTCGGGATCGTTAGAAGCGATCAACATTCAGAACAATTTCAGCAAAATAGCAGCAGTAAATATTTATCTTAAACATTTATCTTTTTCAAATGTACAAGCAATTGGAAGGGGTAATGTAGTCTTGGACGGCTCTTCATTAGGTAACACAATAGGGATTAATAGTTTCAAAGGGTCTAAAATGGTAGATAATACAACTGCCCAAAGAAATGTAGCTGTAGATATTTACAGTAACGATTACAATAGTCAAAGTGTCAGAATTAAAGATAGTTCAGGACAATATTCCGCTCTTAGAACTACATCAGCTGGAGCTGTCTTAGCATTGGGGAGAAGTTCAGACGAAGTAATCATCAGATATGACAGTGGCAACGGAACTGAAGGGAACAGGTCTGCTAGAGTGCTATTGGCTGGAGTGGACGTAGGCCGATTCACTCGACAAGGTTTCATTCCATTTGTAAAAACTACAACAGGTGCGCCGCCGATAGACGGAACAATAAATGGCTCTATGTGTATCAATACTGCAGATAATAAATTGTATGTGTTTATCAATGGTTGGAAGTCTATTTCTTTAGCCTGAAAACCATTAAATAAAATCATATCAAATTTGGTGGACAATTCCACTTATATTTATACTTCTGTGCCACTTCATTAACAATGAAAGGAAAAATACAAATTGGAGTATCAATTATTAGAAAGTAGGGGGTATGGATGCATTAGTACATGAAGGGTGGCAATTTTTTAAGCTTATTATTGATAATTGGGCCGCCCTTCTTATAGTTTCTGGTATTTTCGGATGGATGTATCGAAGAATGACCAAGAAACAGGAAGAGCAATTAAGAATACTTTTAGTAGTCATTAAACGTGTTGAGCTTGGAGAAGCAATTAATCACGATTATGGCTTACAAATTGTCAGTGGCATTTTTGATGAATATACCGCACTTGGTGGGAATCATTATGCTCACGAAATTTATGAAAGATACAAGGAAGGAAAAGAAAATGATTTCAAATGACAAAGTTTACAACATTATCAAATGGGCTGTTTTAACAGCATTGCCAGCTCTCAGTGTTTTTATCAGTGTAATTGGTAAAGCCTATGATTGGGGCGAGACTGATCTAGTCATTATCACCTTGAATGCATTCACAGCATTCTTGGGAACATTGGCTGGAGTAAGTGCTGCTAAGTATAATAGCCAGTCGAATGATATGGAGGAAAACAAATGAAAAAAGTAATTAAAAAAGCTGCCATTGGAATGGTAGCTTTCTTTGTTGTTGCAGCAAGTGGACCAGTATTTGCGGCAGTTGGTGACCAAGGGGTGGACTGGTCAAAATATAATGGAGATTATGGGAACTTTGGTTATGACCATGATAAGTTTGCATTTAGTCAAATTGGTGGAACTTATGGCGGTTTATTCGTTGACCAAGCGACTTATTCAACGCAAGTTGCATCGACAATTGCTCAAGGTAAACGAGCGCACACTTATATTTGGTATCAAGTCGGAGGTTCGCAAGAAGTAGCAAAAGCAGCACTTGACCGTTACTTGTCAAAAATTCAAACGCCTAAAAACTCTATCGTTGCTTTAGACTATGAAAGTGGAGCAAGTGGAGATAAACAAGCCAATACTGATGCGATTCTTTACGGAATGCGACGTGTAAAAGCCGCTGGATATACTCCAATGTATTATTCTTACAAGCCGTACACTTTGGCCAATGTTAATTATAAGCAAATCATCAAAGAGTTCCCTAACTCACTTTGGATTGCAGCTTATCCAAATTATGAAGTTACTCCAGTTCCAAATTATAGCTTTTTCCCTAGCATGGACGGAATTTCAGTATTCCAGTTCACATCAACTTATGTTGCTGGCGGACTTGATGGAAATGTTGACTTAACTGGAATCACTGACAAAGGTTATGAGAACGGAAACGCAACTAAACCGGATACTGACACACCAGCCACTGATACGGTAAAGATGCCAACGAAGTGACGCCAAGTGAAATCAAAGAGGGCATGACTGTCACAATCAAGTTCAGCGCCACAAATTACTCAACAGGTCAAGCAATTCCTAAATGGGTAAAAGAAAACTCATATAAAGTCCTTCAAAAGTCAGGCAATAAAGTCTTGCTTGATAATATTATGAGCTGGGTTGCAGCAAGCGATGTTCAAGCGCTAGATACAGGCGGAAGTAGTTCGGCTGGAGATACTCAAACTCACATCGTCCAATCAGGCGATACCTTGAGTGCAATTGCTTCAAATTGGGGCACTAACTGGCAAGAATTGGCACGTCAGAACAGTTTATCTAATCCGAACATGATTTTATACGGGTCAGGTTATTCGCTTCACAGGCGGTCAATCTGGGGCTACAGCACGATCTTACACTGTACGCTCAGGAGACAATCTTTCAAGCATTGCCAGTCGTCTTGGAACGACAGTTCAAAGCTTAGTTTCAATGAACGGTATTTCAAATCCTAA